TTGTTGCGCTGCCAGAAGCTCTCTGGGTTCTCGCGGAAACAGTCTACGATGAGCTGCATCTCTTGGGCTTGTGAAGCGTGCATCCGTTTGTGAACGGAGTTCATCACCATCTTGGCTTGTTCGATCAGAGCGAGTGTTGTTCCAACCGGGGCATCAGCACGACCCTCACCGACCTGCATCTCAGATGTGCCACCGACACGCTGGCCAGTCTGTGCAATGTCGCTTGTCAATGCCATAAGTGAGTTCGATGGCTCTTTATATGGCAAAGGCATGATTGCTTGAGAGATCGGCAAGCCGCCAGTTTCAACTAGTTGGGATCCACCAGGAGGGATTCGGAAAATGTTCGTTTGCTGACGAGCTCCATTCTTTGCAAGAAGGAACCCAGGGAAGTTAGCGAACATGCCAGCATCAAGCAATTCACGCCAGGCAGCTGTTACTGCACTGGTGGTGTTCCCAAGGATGTTCAGAAGGCCGATGTCATAGAAGCCAAACCCAGGAACGAATGTGTATTTGATGAATGTCGTGCGAGCCTCTGGTAGGCCATTCGTTGGTTTACGATAATTGCGAATGATGCTGAGCACTTTGCGGCTTGACGAATCAATCGTGACGCGATAAGGGACAGCCAGACCGCTCTTCTTTCCTTTGTATTTGTGCTCATAACCCTTGATGTCTAGCTCGCAATGGACTTCATAAATCTCCCGATTGCGATCATCAGGACGGATGGTGTAGTCATCTACACCTTGCTGATTCTTTTTCTCAAGTTGGACCGAGTCAAGAGGCTTCTGTGCAGGATCACCAAGCTCGACATCACGATACACACCGAGGATTTGAAGACGACGAACAGTCGATGGCTTCATGTAGCTGCGGTGAGTCACACGAGAAGCATTTGCAAGATCAGTGGCTGCATTGTTGACGATAAGATCATCAGCATCGACAGTCTCACTCACCGGGCGATTGCGCAGTGGGCAGAAATACACCTTCTTAAATGTCGATCCACCAAAGCCCAACAGAAGGAACATGCGATCCGTGTCTGGATAATACTCTGTGGCGGTGACAGTCAGATAATGATTCATGTCCTTTTCAAAAGCGAGTGCAAGCTCATCTTCTGCAGGCACAGTGCCATTCGCATCGTCCCTGATCTTTACAGGTCCGTCGGTCGGCAGCATTTCAGAACGGGCATTGGCTTGGAATCGCAGAACTGCTTCCTGCAGCAGAGGGTGTCTTACTCGAGACATGCCCTCAAGGGGTGCACCTTCTCCAGCAGTTGCCATTGTTCCAAGCTCGACCTTGAGACCCAAGAGACGGATGCCTTGTGACCGGCTCTCGATCCAATCTCTGCGACTTTCGATATCATCATCGATAGCACGAATCAGATCATCTGCAATTGTGTTAAGATCAGACTCATCTAGCTTTTCTGCAAGATTGTCATACCAACCGTTCTCTTTGTCTTTCTCTGGCTCTTTGATTGGTTTGCCATTGAGTGAGATCGTAATCGACCCATCTGGGTGATCGATAGAGATAACGTTGCCGCTATCATCGTAATTTGGTTTGTCGGTATCTGGATCGACTTCATCGTCGAGAGACACATCGATGGGATCAAGAGATGGTTTTACATCATCTTGCACGAGACGGATGTTTGCGTTTCCAAGACCCTGTGACATTTAGCACATGTACAAAGGTTGGGGATCATGTGTGATCTGTTTCATACTTTGTTCCGTTTCTGCAGCACGTTCTTGATTGCGAACGAGCATTCCCATATCACGAAGACGACGAAGAGCCATAGACACAGTGTCGACCAAATCCTTGCGCTTGCCGCGTGGGAAAGATGACACTTGCTGGATAACAGTTTCCGCCCAAGTGCGGTTTGGTGCGAAGACCATTCCCTCGCTGAAGATATGTTGGACCGAATACAGACGAGCAACCTTATCCAGCGACTTGGGATCATAGAGATGCACAGAGAAATTCTCATGCCCATATAGGCGACGAAGTTCCTGAGCAATGCTGATGCCAGAAGCCTTATTCTCGATCAAGAGAACATCGACCTTGAACCGACGACAGTCAGATGCGACTTTCTCCACCAGAGCATGGAATTCGAGATGATCACCCCAAGCATGCATCATGATGACCTTGGCGTTGTCAGGGTGGTCTGAGAACGAGGAGTTATCAAACTCGAGTGGCTTTCCATAACGGTCATTGTAGCGATTGGCAAGCTGGGCTTGATCGCTGGCGAAGAATGTACCCCATACCGTCATTGCTGATTGGTCGTTCTCAGTCTTTTCGGTGTATGCTGTGTCGAGTGCAGCCATCACGAAATCGATCTCAGGATACTCAGATTTGTCCCACAGGCGCCACCAAGCATCCTTGATAATGCCGCCACCGCGAGGAGAAGGGATTTGCTGGAACTGACCGGCAGCAGCATATGGCCCAAGGGCAGCTTCGTCAGCAGAAACGACCGATTCTGGGAAGCGCTCAGGGAACAGAAGCTCGCCTTCTTCAGTCCGAGGATCAGATAGGCCCAGCATTGTGGGATGGTTCCGCAGAGGATCATAACGCATCGGCAGACAGATATGGTCATATCCAAGGCCATGCTCGATAATGACACCAGACACATCTTCCTCGTGCAGACGCTGCATGATCACAACGATGGCAGATCTCTCTGGAGAGTTCACACGAGTAGGCACAGCCTCACGAAACCATTGGATGGTGCTGTTACGAGTCTGATCAGAGTTGGCACCATCGACACTGTGAGGATCATCGATGATTACACGGTCACCACGAGCGCCAGTGATCCCACCAGCAGCGATTGCTTGGCGGAAGCCAAGAGCAGTATTCTCAAACTTCTGCTTGGCATTCTGATCGCCAGACAGCTTGACCTTATCACCCCAATGGCCTTGATACCACTCAGATGTGATCAGACGACGCATACGCATCGAGTCACGAATAGCGAGATCTTGGCTGTGAGATGCACAGATCGACCGAATGTGGGGATTACGAGTCCATTCCCAAGCAGGCCAGAATACAGAGACGATCAGAGACTTCGAGAACCCAGGAGGGACATTGATCAGCAGACGGTTGTAGAAGTGTCCATTGATCTCGACACCATTGGTGATTGCTTCCAGATGGTAGGCGATCAGATCGACATGCCAGTTGTGCACATACTTCTGTCCAGGCTCGATAATGTCCCAGGATGCCTTCATGAACTCGACAAGAGACAATTCACACTTCCGCTTTTCGATTGCGCGCAGGACCGCTGCGGCATTGATCGACTTAGGAAGGCGAATTGCTTGGTTCATGCATCACCTTTCGGTACAGGTGCCCCAGCGACTGTGGCCATTAGAGCGACCTCGAGAGCTTCAAGTTGCTCTAGGGAAAGATTGCTGACATCTAGCGAATTTACCATGAGATGCTCACCATTGGCACCAGCCCCAACGAGTTGGTTCTTATCGGCGAGGCCGATGGCACGAGCGATAAAGTTCGCATTGAGAACGTCAGCTGCACCATACTCATAGAGTTGTGTGGTGATCACCTCTTCGGCCATCTGCATTGTGCGAGACCAGTTCGGATACCCAAGCTTGATTTTCTTCCATTCATTTTGGGAAATGCCGATAAATCTGCACATAGCTGATAGAGACATCGCTCTTGGCTTCTCGACATCACCTTTGGTGAGGGTGCCTTGCGAGAAAGTGTGCACACTCAGATCGATGGGATTGTCTTCACACCATTGGAAGTATTCACAGCATGCCTCCCAGAGATCCTCAGGAGAGGTGTATTCTACCTCAACCGATGGATTTTTGTTTTTGGAGGAATGTGCGGTCCAGAAGGTGGACATATGATCACCATGGGCAGACTTCGTCACTTTTAGAATACGCCATTTTAGGCGCGGAGTAAAGCTGTATTTATGGTGGGTAGCGTGTATTTTATTTGAATGTGTATTCGTCGGCGACGAAGAATGATAGAGCATCTTGGAGAGATGTTGGAGATCCTGCGTTGATTTTCATCGCAAATGATTCCCAACGCAGCTCTTCGAAGTCATAATCCCCAGAGAGTGTTTCGGGGCGGACTCTGAGAGCATATAGGGTGTCGGTGTCTTTAATGGCGACTAGGAGTCCCGCCTTTTCGGTTTGAGAATTGACGATGCGCTTTAATTGCTTCTTTTGGTTTGGACGAATTTTTGTTTGTGCAAAAAAATCAGATGACAATGGATTTTGTTTCGAAATGGATCTCGGGGTTGCACACTTCAATTCCACCCAGACAGGATATGGCATGTTGCTGTATGGTGGACGGTGTATTGTCTGCATATCTGGAAGACCCAAAGTGGAGTTGACTGATGGTTCGATCCAGGAGATTGGATATTGCAATGTTTGTCTGTTCACCCAGCGACGTAGGGCGAGCTCGTTGTCGAATGTTTGTGAGTGCTTGTTCATAGATTTATTATAGTGGTGTAGTAGGTGAAAGTCAATTGTAAAATTTCAATTTGCGGATTTTTTGT